CTACTTGCCAAAGCCTTGGCAATGCGCTGAGCGTCTTCAAAAGCCCTGATGCCAGAAAAAACAGAGTTGTTGGTCGTGGTCAGTGTTGTGGTTTCAGTCATTGTCAGTTGTACCAGTAAACATTAGTGTTACCTTTGTGTTGAGCAATGTGCAAGAAACTTTTCTCAGGACAAGTTTCGCACCAAAATTCAATTTCAATGCCTGGGCCGTAACGGGTTGATAAATTGTTGCCTTTCGTAGAGGTTGGGTGAAGTGTATTTGCATCAACTGCAAAAGTTGGTGCATCGCAAGGTGCGTGCTCACCCGAAAAAGTTAACCTGTATCCGTGTTGATGGAGATAGTTACCGTCACAATGCGGACAGCATAGCCATGCAGAATTTGCGTAACCAGTCGGAAGATTAAAGTCAGTCATTAGAACGTTTCAATTTCATTTGGTGTAGGCATGGTGCCGTCAGCCTTGGGCAGCATCCACGGCGGCAGATTGATCTGCTCAATGCAATCGCTGTACCCAGGCCAGTAGTCAGCAGCCTTGCATACGTTGAGCTTGTCAAGGTCGCGGCGTGCTGTGTCCCGTCCAATCTCAATCATCTGCGCGTCTGCAACGTAAACGGCGCAAACAAACGGTGGTTTTTTCTCGACTGCGATAAACGCAAACTGCTCAGGGCGTTTGCCCGTTGCGTGTTGCAAGCCGTCGAGATACCAGCTTGCTTGAACGTGGTAGCGCCACTTTGCAATTGACTGCTGGAATGCCTTGGGATTGGCATCCTCGGTGGTCTTGAGATCCACGATCATGCTGCCGTTATCGAGCAGCCAATCGGGGCGGCATTTGCATTGCAAGCCGCTGATCTCATCGGTCCACATGTGGGTTGTCTCTGCCTTGCCGGGTAAGCCGAGCAGATAAGCCGCAGCCGGGTGGCTGAGCACTGATCGACCAATCCGCATCACAAGGTCTGCATCCTCGCGGCTGATCACCGTCCGGGTGCCGATGGCCGTTTGGAACACGTCCCATTCAGCCTTGCCAACCTTGGTGCGCCGGTCAATTCCGGCAGGTGCCACAACGTATTGGGAATCCCACTGATCCAGCTCTAAGACGTGCGTATGCACGGCGGATCCGATCGCCATGGCGGCAGTAGGCTCCTGCGGCACGCGGTTGGGGTCCAGATACCGGGACCAGTAATGCAGGGGACTGCGGTGAATCAGATCAAGGTGGCTTTTGCTGACGGCTGAGTGGGCGTGGTAGGTGGCGTTATCCATGGCGGGTTGCGTGGAACTCCTAAATCCTATAGCATCAGCGCACCCATTGCAACCCCATGCAACTCAGGCCGTATCAAGAGGCTCTGGTCGCGCAGATCAGATTCCAGTACCAGCTCGGTCATTCCTCGGTCCTCGCCGTCCTGCCAACTGGCGGCGGCAAGACAGTCATATTCAGTCACATTGCCCAGTCCGCTGCTCGTAAAGGCAACCGCGTCTGCATCCTTGTCCATCGCGCCGAGCTTCTGGATCAAGCCAGCCGCAGCCTCGCTGCCATGGATGTGCCGCACGGTTGCATCCGCGCCAACCGCAAAATGGATCTCACCCATTCGGTGCAGGTGGCCAGCGTGCAGACGCTTGCCCGCAGGTTGCACCTCATACCGCCTGACTTCTTCCAGCTGCTGGTGGTCGATGAAGCACACCACACCAATGCCGGAACGTGGCGCAACGTGGTCGAGCATTTCAATGCCGCCAAACTCCTTGGCGTTACAGCCACCCCAATTCGTGGTGATGGTCGTGGTCTTGGCGAGTGGTATCAAACAATGGTTCTAGGACCATCAATTAAACAGTTGACTGATGATGGTTTTCTTGCTCCAGCCCAAGTTTTTGTACCTCCAGGTTTTGATACATCAAATCTGCGCAAGCGAATGGGTGACTATGACTTGCGACAAGCCGAGGAAGGACTTAGGGCAATTGTTGGTGATTGCATAGGCCACTACCGGCAACACTTGGACGGAAAAACAGCGATTGCATTTTGCGCCACAGTTGCGCACGCAGAAGAGGTTGCCAAATCGTTCAACTTGGCAGACATACCGGCAGAAAGTATTGATGGCACGATGAGCAATGATTGCAGGCAAGACCTGTTACGGCGCTTGGGGTCTGGCGATATCAAGGTGCTGACCAGCTGTGCCCTTATCGGTGAAGGCGTAGATGTTCCCAGCGTTGGCGGTTGCATCCTGCTCCGCCCTACCGAGTCGGTTGGTTTGCACCTCCAGATGATTGGTCGCTGTCTCAGGCCAATGGATGGCAAACGTGCCGTGGTATTGGATCACGTCGGCAACATGCTCAAACTTGGCCACCACCTTGAGGATCGGGACTGGACTTTAGACGGAATTAAGAAGAAAGATGGCAAGGCGCCACCCGTAAAAGTCTGTCCCTCCTGTTATGCCGCAAACTATGCAGCTGCTCGGGAATGTATTGAATGTGGTCACCAATTTCAGGCAGAAGAGCGTGAAATCGATGTCATACCAGGACAGTTGGAAGAACTACAAACTGGGTCATGGTTTGTTCAGTCAAGGCTCAAACGTGAGCAACGCAACGCTCAGTCCCTTGAGGATCTCAAGAAGTTGGCGCATCAACGCGGCTACAAACCAGGCTGGGCGGAACGGGTACATCAGGCTAGGTTGGCTAAAAGACATGGCACAGCTTGAGCGAGCAGCAGATCCAACAGCACATCCGACTCGCTTGCGGCAAAGGTAACTGTCGCCTGTTTCGCAACAACACGGGAACGCTGAAGGATGCCAACGGTCGCCCAGTGCAATTTGGATTATGCAAAGGCAGCGCTGACCTAATTGGCTGGCGGACCATCACCATCACGCCAGACATGGTTGGCACCCAGCTGGCCGTCTTCACCAGCATCGAGGTCAAGAGCCCAACTGGCAGGGTTCGACCTGAGCAGCAGCAATGGCTGAAAGCAGTCCAAGCGGCTGGTGGTGTTGCTGGGATCGCAAGATCCGTAAAAGATGCGCAGCGGATCCTGTTGCATGGTCCTACAGAACCTGTATGATGCTGATGCCATTGGCGCTCCCATGCAGAACGTCCACATCCTTTTGCCGCCGCCTCAGATTTCTTGGCTGACCGCCCAGGCCAAACAGCGCGGCAACATCTCACGCGCAGCAGTGATCCGTCAGCTCATCGCTGAAGAAATTAAAAAACAGCAGCCCACAGCATGAGCAAAATTACAGATCTAGCCAACGGCCATTGGCCGTCAATTCTTGGCGCCCTTGCTGGCATCACAGCTGACCAGCTTACCGACAAACACCAACCCTGTCCTCTCTGCGGTGGCGAAGATCGCTATCGCTTTGATGACCGCGAAGGCAACGGCACTTGGTTCTGCAATCAATGCGGTGGCCCAAACTGCAATGGCGGTGCTGGCAATGGCATGACCTTGCTGATGCGTCGCAACAACTGGTCATTCAAAGAAGCAGCAACTCGCATCGAACACCACCTCGGCGTCGCCCCGCAGCGCCCACAGCCACCGATTAAAGGCGCTGAGTCCGTTTGGCACTACAGCCAAGACTTCATCGTCTGCCGCTTTCCGAACAAGCAGATCCGACCCCTCTATTGGGATGGTTCCACATGGTGTTGGAAAGCGCCACCTGCACCTCGGCCTCTCCTCAACCTCAATGCACTAGCAACCAAGCCCGACGCGACCGTGCTGGTTGTTGAAGGCGAAAAGACTGCTGACGCAGCCGCCAAGCTTTACCCAAAGGCAGTGGTCACCACCTGGCCATCAGGTTGCAAGGCCATTGACAAGGCTGACTGGTCGCCGCTCCACAATCGTCGCATCATCCTCTGGCCTGATGCCGATCAACCTGGCCGTCAAGCTATGGATCGGCTATCGCGCAAACTGCTGCAACTTGGCATTGATCGCCTGCAAATTGCATCACCACCCCCAGACGCCACAGAAGGCTGGGATCTGGCCGATGCTCAATGGTCAGTCGAGGAAGCAGCCGCCTACATCAAGACCAACATCTCTCAACCACTGGAGCCCATTGCTCCACCACCACAGGATGGGGAACCTGCCGATCCAGAACCAGAACCCGAGCCGTCAGAGCTTCCGTTTCGTTGTCTTGGTTTTGATCGCGGTTCCTATTTCTACCTGCCAACCGCTGGTGGTCAGGTCATCGAGCTGACAGCCAGCCAGCACACCAAACTTAACCTGCTAAACCTCGCGCCGCTCAAGTGGTGGTTAGGTGCGTACAACAAAGGCACTGGCCCTAATTGGGATCAAGCAGCCGACAGCCTCATGTCACTCTGCCTATCCCAAGGCGTTTACGACTCAGATCGTGTCCGTGGTCGTGGCGCTTGGTATGACCGTGATCGCGTCATCGTTCACCTTGGTGATCGCCTCATTGTTGATGGCATTGAGCACGACATCTCCTCCCCACCCCTTACCCACTTCTTCTACGAACACGCCAAGCAGCTGACCGGACCCGCAGCCACGCCACTCTCTGATGAGATGGCCATCAAGATTCGCAACATCGCCACACGTTTTCGCTGGGAGGTGCCAGTAAACGCCTACTTCCTCCTTGGCTGGACCGTCCTTGCCCCAGTCTGCGGTGCTCTGGACTGGCGACCACATGCCTGGATCACAGGTGGTGCAGGCACCGGCAAAACCACCATCCTTAAGCATTTCCTACGTCCCCTTCTCGGCGGAATCTATCAAGCCGCAACTGGTGGCACAACAGAAGCAGGTCTGCGCGGCACCCTGCGCTCTGATGCAATTCCAGTTGTCTTTGATGAGTTCGAGCAGAACGAACAACGCGACAAACAGATCGTTCAAAACGTCCTTGCACTTGCCCGAATCGCATCGTCAGAAGGTGGCAAGATCTACAAAGGCACGACATCAGGTGGCGCAAACGCCTTTGAAATTCGCAGCATGTTCTGCGTTTCTTCCATCAACGTTGCACTCATCCAAAAGGCAGACATTGATCGCTTTTGCGTCCTAGGTCTTCGCAAGGATCCACTTGACAAAGACGAATGGACTGCCTTTGAGCAAGACATCCTCGCAACCGTAACCCCCGAACGCGGGCGTGAATTGATTGCCCGCACTGTCCAGAACATCCCCACCATCCGCAAGAACGCCCACACCCTTGCCAAGGCCCTAGCCATCCAATTCGGCCAACGTTACGGCGACCAGTACGGCACCCTCCTGGCCGGTGCTTGGTCACTCTCGCCAGGTGGTGGTGAGCCACTCACCGTTGAGCAGGCTCACGCATGGATCAAAACCATGAACTGGGAATCCCAGCAAACCGATCCATCCGACGCTGACGAGGTCAAGTGCCTCAACCACATCCTCAACACCATGGTCCTTGCCGACAACCAGCGCATCACCATCCGAGAACTCTTTGCACTTGCACGCACCAGCCTGCAACTCGGCAACGAATCACCAGCCGCCATCCTCGCCCGCTACGGCATCAAATACCACGATGGTGGCATTGCCATCGCCAACACCCAATCCAACCTCCAAAGCCTCCTACGCGACACCCCATGGAGCGGTGGCGCTCACCGCCAAGCGTTACGCCGAATCGATGGGGCCGTGACAACCAGCCCAATTCGCTTTGAAAAAATGGGCACCATGCGCTGCACCCTCATTCCCATCGACCTCCTAGCGTGACAAATCCACTGTTACGCTCACTTCTCTTGCGCTGCAACCGATGTCACGCTTGTCACGCTTTTCTCAGGTGTCACGCTTTTTTGATTTTGTCACGCTGACCGTAACGCTGAGATTGCCTGCGCTGCAACCGATGTCACGCTTGTCACGCTTGTCACGCTTCCGGGGAAACATAACCCCATATAGACAGAGAACCCCCCTCACCCCCTCTTACCCCTCTCTATCTATATCTTTATTTATAGAAAAAGAGTAACAAGCGTGACAATGGCTGCGCTGCAAGGGATTTCGGCGTAACAGGGACCGTGACATAGCGTGACAACCGTGACAAGCCTTGCGAACACTGGAGTAGCCGGAAATCCCGGCCACGTTGCTAGGCCCATGCCCTAACCTGTACCTATGGCATCCATCTCAGACCTACGGTCCGACCACAAAAACGCCCGTAAGCGCACCGACAGGTCCGCAACCCTTATCGAAGAATCGCTTAAGCGGTATGGTGCGGCCCGCTCTGTGGTCATTGACGAAGACAACCGCATCCTTGCTGGCAATGGCACCGTTGACGCCGCCAAGCGGGCAGGTATCTCTAAGGTCCGCGTCATCGAAACCGAAGGCGACGAGATCATTGCCGTTAAACGCACCGGCCTAACCGAAGAACAGAAGATCGGCCTTGCCTTGGCTGACAATCGCACTTCCGATCTGTCCGAGTGGGACAAGGAGATGCTTCACCAACTCTCCGAAGAGCACGACATCACACCATGGTTTGAAGCCGAAGACCTAGCCGAAATCATGGGTGAGGTGGAAGTCATCCCAGCCGAAGGTTTGACCGATGCGGATGACGTACCTGAGGTGCCAGAGGAACCGGTTACGAAGCTGGGTGACCTTTGGATCCTTGGTGATCACCGCTTGCTTTGCGGGGATAGCACTGACACCATTGCGCTTGAGCGCCTCACCGAAAACAAGCCTGCTGACCTTTGGCTTACAGATCCTCCCTACAACGTTGCATACGAAGGCGGAACCGCTGACGCGCTTACAATAAAAAATGACAGCATGTCCAATGCTGACTTTCGGCAGTTCCTGCACGATGTATACGTTGCAGCTAACTGTTTTCTAAAACCAGGCGCATCCTTTTATATCTGGCACTCCGACACTGAAGGCTACAACTTTCGCGGCGCCGCTCATGATATTGGCTGGAGAGTTCGCCAGTGCCTTGTCTGGGTTAAGTCTTGCTTGGTAATGGGTCGCCAAGATTATCAATGGAAACACGAGCCTTGCCTTTACGGTTGGACCGAAGGCGCTGCCCATATTTGGAACTCAGACCGCAAGCAAACCACGGTTCTTGAGTTTGACAAGCCAAGCCGCAACAAAGAACATCCAACCATGAAGCCGGTCGACCTCTTCCAATACCAAATGGCCAACAGCACAAAGCCAGGCAATATTGTGCTCGACTCTTTTGGCGGCTCCGGCACCACCATGATTGCTGCTGAGCGCATCAACAGGAAGGCCCGCCTAATGGAACTCGACCCGCGCTACTGCGACGTGATCGTCAAGCGCTGGGAGGACTTCACGGGCAAGAAAGCTATCCTTGAGGAAAGTCAGGAGGCTTACTGATGGCCTCGCCACGCAGTACACAACTTGAAACTCAAGATCGCGCAGCACGTTTTGCGCGAATCATTGCCAATGGTGGCCGCAGGTCGGACTGCGTACGTTTTGCAGCAGAGAACTGGGGGGTTAGCGAACGCTCCGTTGATAAGTACTTAGCGGTCGCCAGGGACCAGTTGAAGGCCGATTGGGACATCGAAAGGCCTCAGATGATCGCTGACCTGCTTTCACAGTGCTCAACGCTGCAAATGGAGGCCAGGCGTGCTGGGCAATTTCACATTGCCTTAGGTGCTATTAACACAGCGGCAAAGCTGGCGCAACTCTGTTCGTGAGCATTCTTGCTGGCCTGCGTGAAGGCCACGTCTTGCAACAGTTTGGCCGTGGCAACGACGACATGGACGAAGTGGAGGTGCTTGAGCGCATCCGCAGCGACCTGCACCCTGGACAGCTTGCGTTTGTTGATGACCAGACCACCAGCATCCTTGGCGTGTCCGCTGGCTATGGCGCCGGTAAGACGCGGGCACTGTGCGCGAAGGCTGTGCACCTTGCCATGGCCAACCAAGGCTTCATTGGTGTTGTGATGGAGCCCACGGGTCCGCTGATCCGCGACATTTGGATGACGGATTTTGATGACTTCCTTGAGATGTACGACATCCCGTACACCTTTCGCGCATCACCGCTGCCTGAGTACAACCTGCACCTACCCGGCGGCGATACCAAGATTCTGTGTCGCAGCTTTGAGAACTGGCAGCGGATCATCGGCATCAACGGCGCCTGGATCCTGGCTGACGAGATTGACACGGTGAACCCAACCATTGCCAACAAGGCATTCCCAAAGATCCTTGGCCGCTTACGTGCTGGCAATGTGCGGCAGTTTGCAGCCGCCTCGACGCCTGAAGGCTTCCGCTGGATGTGGCAGACCTTCGCAAGTGAAGACGGCAAGGGCCGCGAGGATCGGCGGCTGATCAGGATGCGGACGCAGGACAACCCATACCTGCCGCCTGACTTCATCGAGCGGATGCAGGCCAACTACGACCCGCAGCTACTTAAGGCGTACCTTGATGGCGAGTTCGTCAACCTCACCACTGGCCAGGTGTATGACCGCTTTGATCGCGCCAAGCATGTGGCCGTACAAATGCCGGACATCAGCCGCGAACCGTTGCGGATCGGCGTGGACTTCAACGTCGGCAACATGTCTGCGGTGATCGCCATCCGCGTTGGCAAGAGCCTCTACGTCGTGGATGAAGTCAGCGGTGCCCACGACACCGACGCACTGGCCCAGAAGATCAAGGCGCACTACCCAGACCACAAGATCTACGTTTACCCAGACGCCAGCGGCGGCAACCGCAGCACTAACGCAACTCAAACCGACATTGCTATTCTCGAAAGCTATGGCATGTCTAACCAGTCACCTAAGGCTAATCCTCCTGTCCGGGATCGGGTGGCTGCTGTTCAGGCTTTGCTGGAGAATGGTAAAGGGGAAGTAAGGCTCAAGATCGCTGCATCATGCGTCAAGATCATTGAGTGCCTTGAGCTTCAGAGTTACACCGAGAAAGGCGACCCCGATAAAGATGCTGGCTACGACCACATGAACGACGCGCTGGGTTATCTCATCTGGCGTGAGTTCAACCCGCTACACGCTGGTGCTGGACGCGGCACTGGCATTAGATTGTACTGATAAAGCGTCGTAGCACTGTGTACACGGGTTTCAACAGCTACAACATGCAGTTGACCCGCAAAGTTGCGGCTGTCAACGATCCCAACAGTGCCTGGGCAAACATGGAGCCCCACTGGATCCTGATTGAGGATCTGATGGGTGGCACCTACGAGATGCGCCGGAAGCATCGCCGCTATTTGCCGCAGGAGCCACGCGAAGAAGACGAGTCATACGACAACCGCCTAGCACGCAGCGTTTGCCCGCCGTACTACCAACGCCTTGAGCGCATGTTGGCGGGCATGTTGACCCGCAAGCCAGTACGCCTTGAAGAGGTGTCCGATGTGGTGCGTGAACAACTGTTTGACGTAGACCTGCAAGGCAACGACCTCAACATCTGGACCTATGAACTTGGACGCAAGATGGTTCGCTATGGCCACGCTGGCGTCCTTGTTGATGCTCCTGCTGCTGGTGAAAATGGACGACCATACTGGGTGACTTACACGCCACGGGACATCCTTGGCTGGCGTACCGAGATGAGTGAAGGTGCCCAGAAGCTAAGCCAGTTGCGGCTGATGGAACGCATCGTGGTGCCCGATGGTGAATACGGCGAGAAGCAGGTGGAACAGATCCGCGTGTTGACGCCTGGAGCATTCGAGCTGCACCAACGCAACGAGAAAACCACATGGGAGATCGTTGATGAAGGCACCACCAGCCTTGATGAGATCCCGTTCAGCGTGGCCTATGCCAACCGCGTCGGCATGTTTGAGTCACGCCCGCCGATGGAAGACATCGCCGAGCTGAACCTCAAGACGTACCAGATCCAGTCCGACCTGGACAACATGCTGCACATCAGCGGCGTTCCGATGCTGGCGTTTTACGGTTTCCCCACATCAGCAGAGGAAGTCAGCGCGGGCCCTGGTGAGGCGATCGCGTTCCCTGCTGATGGCCGCGCCGAGTACATCGAACCGGCTGGCAAGTCTTACGACTCGCAGTTCAAGCGGCTGGAGCAACTGGCTGGTCAGATCAACGAGTTGGGTTTGTCCGCTGTCCTAGGCCAGAAGCTATCGGCTGAAACTGCCGAGGCCAAGCGCATCGACCGCAGCCAAGGTGACAGCACCATGATGGTGATCGCCCAGCAGGTGCAGGACACGATTGATAACTGCCTGCGGTTCCATGCCGAGTATTTGAACATCACCCAAGTGGGCAACAGCATCGTGAACCGCGACTTTGTTGGCGCACGTCTTGAGCCAGCCGATCAGCTTGCATTGCTCCAGACTTACACCGCTGGTGTGATTAGCCAAAAGACGCTGCTGGAGCAACTGGCTAACGGCGACGTGCTTGGCGATGACTTCGAGGTTGAGGAGGAACTGATGGCCACGCAAAACGGCGGCCTGATCGAGATGGCTGGTGGTCAGCAGCAGCAGCAGGTTGAGGACAGCATCCCCGAGGACATCAGCGCTGACGATTCATGACCTACAGCGGCGGCGTCACCCAGCGGCTGCTTGACATTGATCAGTTCAAGCGGCGGATCAACCGTAACGATCCTGTTGCAAACATTTACCGCAATGCGATCGACCTGAACCGCTACAGCAACGCCGTAGCCAATCAGGTGGTGACGGCCTACAACGACGTGATCCTTAGCGCGGTGGATGATCTGCGGCGTATAGACATGGGTATACCCACGGCAGGCGGTGGCATCGTGTCCCCTGCCAGCTACCAAGCACAGCGTCTGCGGGTGATCTTGGCCCAACTGCGGGAATCGCTCGATACCTGGGCAGGCACCAGTACCGCGTTGGTATCGGGTGAACTGCAAGGCTTAGCCGAGCTGCAAACGCAGTTCATCACCGAGCAAATTCGGCTTGCCATCCGTGGTGGTGTTGCTGATGCGCGTGAGCTGCTGCCATCCCAAGTGGACGCATTGCAAATGGTTCAGACCGTGCAGGTGGCGCCAAACTTCGCGGCCACCGTGGTCAGCGTCGATCCAACCGCAATCAACTTCACGCTTCCCGGCACTGGCGCCTTCAACCTGACTGCTGGTCAAGGTGCAGCAATCACGCTGCCTAATGGGCAGATCGTTGAAAAGGCATTTCGTGGTCTGGCTGAGTCCCAAGCGCAGATGTTCAACACCGTGGTGCGTAACGGCGTGTTGACCGGCGAACCAACACCGCAGATTGCCCGGCGCCTTGTGGGCAACCTTGACTTTGGGCAAGAGGCCATGTCAGTTCGGCAACGTGCTTTGGCTGGTGGTGAGGTGACAAAGATGGCGAACAACCAAGTGCTAACCATTGTGCGCACCAGTGTGCAGGACGTAAGCAATCAAGCCAGTCAGCAGGTCTATCGCGCCAATCCAGACATCACCGGCAAGTACAGGTATGTCGCCACACTTGACGGCCGCACCTCAGCAATCTGCCGATCGCTGGATGGCAAAGAGTTCAAATACGGTGACGGTCCCACACCGCCAGTTCACTTCAATTGCCGCAGTACCACCATCCCGATCATTGATTACAAGGCACTTGGCATCCCACCACCGGACTGGGGCACTGGTCCCAGCAGGCGTGCATCAGCAGATGGCCCGGTAGCTGGTTCTGTTGTGGTTGATGGCAAACGTGTTGTCAACAGCTACGGCTACTGGCTGAAAGATCAACCCAAGGCATACCGAGAGGAAGTGCTCGGCAAAACTCGTGCTGCGTACTTTGACAAACTGGCCGAAAAGACCAATCCGCAAAAGGCTTTGGTGCAGTTGGTCAACGAAGATGGCAGCGAAGTAACCTTGAAGGAACTGCAAGTACGGTATGAAATCTCCTAAGATCCGCTATTACCTCGACGGTCGCGTTCATTCCGACTGGGTAGAGGTTGTAGTCGGTGAGGCTGTTGTAGTCGCACGGCTACAGAAGGTGGAAGACGGCACCATCCAATGGGTTGATCAGTCCGGCCTACCATTAGGTCAGACGGAACGTATTACCCATGCCCAGGAAGATGGCCAAAGCGGACAAGAAGGTGGCGAAAGTGATGGGGGAGTTCAAGCAGGGCACCCTGCAAAGCGGCAAACCGGGTCCAGGAAAAGGTCCGCAGGTAAAAAGCCGTAAGCAGGCGATTGCCATCGCGCTAAGCGAAGCAGGTAAGGCCAAGAAGCCCGCCAAGAAAAAGGGGATGAAGTGATGCCTAAGAAACCTGGTCTTTACGCCAACATCAACGCAAAACGCAAACGGATTGAATCCGGCAGCAATGAACGCATGGCGCGTCGTGGTGAGGAAAGTCGCCCCAGTGCAGCAGACTTCAAGGCCGCTGCTAAGACGTCAAAGCCAAGGAAGCCGAAGAAGAAAAAGTGATCACCTATCGCGGCGAGCAATTTGACGGTTACAACCAACCCAAGCGGACGCCTAAGCATCCGAACAAGTCCCATGCCGTACTGGCAAAGGATGGTGAAACCGTCAAGTTGATCCGCTTCGGCCAGCAAGGTGTAAGCGGTAGCCCGCCACGCAAGAACGAATCAGACGCTGACAAGGCACGACGCGACGCCTTCAAAGCACGTCATGCACAGAACATCGCCAAAGGCAAACTATCAGCGGCATTTTGGGCAAACAAGCAGAAATGGAGTTAGCCGCGTTCCTGCTGATTGATCCATTCTTTCAGCGCCACCACGTAGCCACGCAGTAGGTGTGCTTGCCTGAGGTGCCACACGTCACCCGTGGCTAGATACAGCCTCACATGGTTGTCCACGCCATGCAACGCTTCTTTAATTACCGGGTTCCAAGGCTCCCGAATCGGTGTGTTCCACTCGCGCTTGGCCACGACTGAAAAGCGTCATACACTGTGCGTGAACACCCTACGGGCATTTCATGACTGACGATGTGATCCAGGAACCTACGGTGACTGGTGGCGACGATACAGATGCTCTCAAACGCAGTATTGAGGCACTGGAACGCAAAAACTATGAGTTGATCGCCAAACTCAAGGAAAACAAAGCCAAAGCAACACCTATCCCTGATGGTGTCAATGTTGATGAGTTGATCGAGTTCAAACGCAACTACGAGCAACAGCAACTTGAACAGCAAGGCAAGTACGGCGAAGCTCGGCAAGCATTGGAACAACAGTTCCGCACTGCTACAGCCGAAAAGGATCAACGCATCAGTGAACTTGAAGGTCGCGTCCGCGAACTAGAACTGATGACGCCTGCCATGAGTGCATTGGCGGAGATCGTCCATGATCCTGATTACGTCCTGAAGAGCAAACTCAACAGCGATCAAATCGAACGCGAACCTGATGGCACGGTCGTTGTGGTCGATGGTTACCAGCGCACTCCTGTTGCTGAATGGGCCAAGTCACTGCCCACTTGGATGCAAAAAGCACCCAAGCCACAGGGCAGTGGCGCACCAGCCGGTCGCAGCAATGGCGCTGAAATTACTGGCGTGAAAAATCCTTTCATGCCAGAAAACTTCAACCTGACTGAGCAATCACGGCTATACAGAACTGACCGTGATATGTACGATCGGTTGAAGGCAGCAGCTAACCGCTAAGCTGTACGCATTAGCAGCAAGGTTACGCCGAGCCGCTGGGTTACGCCCACCACGCACAAAACATTCTTTGGAGAAACACCGTGGCGACACTTCGCTCCGATGTAATCATCCCTGAGGTTTTTACTCCGTACGTCATTGAGCAATCCACCCAACGGAACCAGTTCCTGGCTTCGGGTGTTGCCCAACCGATGGCTGAGCTGAATGCCACTGAAGGCGGTGATTTCGTCAACGTCCCATTCTGGAAAGCCAACCTGTCTGGCGATCTGGAAGTTCTTTCTGACAGCACCTCGCTTACACCTGGCAAAATCACTGCTGACAAGCAAGTTGGCGTGATCCTGCACCGTGGTCGTGCCTTTGAGGCTCGTGACCTGGCTGCCCTAGCCGCCGGTTCTGACCCCATGGCCGCCATCGGCGCCAAAGTCGGTGAGTATGTTGCCAACCAGCAGCAGGCTGACCTGTACAAGTGTCTGGAAGGTGTGTTCGGTGCCTTGACCGGTTCCGATTCACCTGCTTTTGACGCACTGCGCTTTGACACCACTGGCATGACCGCCTTGGGCCCCAAGCAGGTTGCCCAGGCACGCGCCAAACTCGGCGATCAAGGCGACAAGCTGGCTGCTGTGGCCATGCACTCGGCTTGCTACTACGACCTCGTAGAGCGCAAGGCGATTGACTATGTGACCAACACAGAAGCCCGCCTGAGCACCGCTGCTACCGGCGCCAGCACCATTAACGCCATCGGCGGTTCTATCGCTGGTTCCTTCAGCAACGAGTACAGCATCCCCACCTACATGGGTCTGCGTGTGATCGTCTCCGACGACATCACCAACTCTGGTGGTAACTACGCTTGCTACTTCTTCACCAATGGCGCCATCGCCACTGGTGAGCAAGCTGCAATGCGCACCGAAACCGACCGGGACATCCTGGCCAAATCGGACGCCATGTCACTTGACATGCACTACCTGTACCACCCTGTTGGCGCTAAGTGGGCGGTGACTACCACCAACCCAACTCGTGCTCAACTGGCAACGGTGGGTAACTGGTCGAAGGTGTACGAAACCAAGAACATTGGTATCGTGCGTGCGACCATCACCTCCAACTTCGATTGATAGGAGGAACTAACCATGGCTTCCATTTTTGAACTCGGCGACATTCCCAGCGGCTTGCTGCCTGGTCAATGCGTCCTGGCGGCGGTTACTGATACCGCCACTCTGACTGCTGCACAGTCGTACAACGTGATCGTGCGTGGCGTACCTACCGCCACTGCCACCTACACGACAGCTGCTGCTTCTGCCATCATTTCCGCCATCGGTGGTGATTGTGCAGTTGGCACCTGCTTTCGTATCGTTGTGATCAACGCCGCAGCTACTGCTATTACTGTCACCCTTGGTGGTGGTTCTGGCGTGACTGTTTCTGGTGTTGCCACTGTGGTGCAGAATGCTTCCAAGGAATTTATCGGTTACGTCACAAACGTCACCGCTGGTTCCCAGGCAATCACTCTGTACGGCCTCGGCTCTACAGCAGCTGCTGCTGCCTAATGGGTCTGTTCGCTTTCCGGCGACTACGTGAACAGGAGGCTGCCTCTAACGAGGTGGCCTCTTTTCCCGTTGAAGAGCCAGCTACTGTGGAAGTAGCACCCGAAGAAATTACCGAGCCGGTCAATGGCAATCGCCCTCGTCGCAACAATCGGCGGAAGCACATCGAACACCTACCTGACGCTGGCTGACGCGCAAGACATTGTTGATGGCCTGGTGCTTGATGCGGACGTAACCGCATGGGGCACCGCAACCACTGACGCCAAAAACCGCGCACTGTACACCGCTGCCCAGAGGCTGGACCGTGAACGTTTTCTTGGTGCTCGCGCTACTGACACCCAGTCAATGCAATGGCCTCGAACTGGAGTACGGAAGCCTGATACCTATATCAACACCTACGCAACAGGTTTCCCGTTTCGCATTACCACGGACTATTTCACTGACGGTGAGATCCCACCGCAGATCAAGCAAGCCCAGGTGGTGCTGGCCGTCTTCCTCAACAACAACACTGATAGCCTCGGCTTAAGTGGTCTTGAGGACTACAACAGCGTTAGCATCGGCCCCATCAGCGTCAGCGTAAACACCAGCAGCCCACAGGCTGGTGCGGATAAGGTGCCACCGATGATGGAACGGTATCTAACTGGCCTTAGAATCAGTGGACCAGGCAACATTGCAATTCGCCGGAGCTGATCATGTCTGATTACGCAATTGGTTTTGAGTACATCAGCGACACGGCTGCTCATACGGGTCGTTTTTATGAACTGGTGGCGTTTGAGGATTCCGTGATTGCTAGTGCTGTGATCCAGAACGTCACCGGCAATGCGTTTACAAGCGTGCCACTGAAAGCTGGTCAATCGGTTGAGGCTGTGTTTACCAGCGTTACGCTGGCATCCGGCAAAATTGCAGCGTACAAGATTTGATCATGAGCGATTCAAACGTACTAGGCATTGATTACGCCAAAGGCGCAACATTTATTGGCGATACGACCACTCGCACTGGCCGTTGGTGCGCTATTCACTTCACTAGCAATGCCATAGTTGACGGAATCACGGCACAGAATTACGACGGCAGCACACTTGCCGGGCAATCTTTTGATGCAGCCACAACGCTTTACGGCGTGTTTACTAGTATCAAACTTCAAAACGGCCACTGCGTCGCCTACAAGCTCTGATGGCACTAGCCTCCTCGCTACAGAAGACCGCCTCCAAGCTGATGGGCAAGTTTGGTGGTGCGCTGACCTATAGGCGGGTCACCAGCGGCACCTACAACGCCTCCACAGGCGCGGTAACGGAGACGGCGACCGACTACAGCCTGCTCGGCGTATTACAGGATGTGAACGCCCGTGAGGTCAACGAGTTGATCCAGGCGGGTGATAAGCGGTTGTTCATCGCGGCAACTGATCTGGCCGTAACACCAAGCACCGCCGACCGCGTGATCATCAGCACCGTGTCGCATCAGATCATCACCGTGCAGACCATCGAGCAGGACAACCAGGCGATCACCTACGAATTGGTCTTGCGAACCTGATCATGGCAAGACGCATCAAAATTGGCGAGATCGGCAACTTCTGCGAAGACCAGATGAACCAGTTGCTGCGTGTGGTGGTGCTTGAAACCGATCAGCAGGTCAAGTCACAAAGTCCAGTAGATACTGGCCGCTTTCGTTCCAGTTGGGCAATTGGTGAAAACGCTACCGGCAACTACGACGCAGGAACTGGCGGATCACTGGCACCTGTTGGCATCAATTACACGCCGGGCACAGAACGCTTCGGCATCAGATACAACGTTCACAACTCGTTGCCATACGCCGAATCACTGGCCAATGGCCATAGCCGTCAAGCACCGGCAGGATGGATCGACATCATTGCTCGGCAGATGACCAATCGCGCTAGGCAGTTGGCGGACATCATTGGAAGGAACGAGTAATGGCTGCACTAGATCTCAACGCAATACGCGCCATTGTTGAAGGCCGCTTAGCCACAGAACTAGCCACAGCGCCAGTCATTCCAGTGGTCTTCCACAACGTGGCATACACGCCTACACCGGGCAGCACCTGGGCACAGTGCACACTCAGCTTCGGCACGAACAACTACATGACCATGGGCAGCACGGCTGGCGCTAGCAACAGCGTCATCGGTGTTGTTGTTGTAAACATCTTTTCCGCCAAAGGTGTTGGATCTGGTGCCAATCTGACCGTCGGCAAAAGAGTACGAGACCTTTACAATAGAATTGTCGTATCCGGGGTTCGCTTTGATCCCCCAACTGGCCCAGAGGTGGTGGCCACGCCGTCTCCCGAAGGGTACTTCCAAACACAGGTCAGAA